GCTGCTCAGGATCTTCTAGTTCAGAGTATCGCCTTTATTCCTGCAGGAACTAGGATTGAAGCTTATGCTAAGATTTATAACTCTCATGACTCTGACACCTTTGATGTCAAGCAGTGGACTAAATTATCTCATGTTCAAAGCGGCAATACTAATCAGATCAGCACTTCGCAGTCTAACAATTATATTCAGTTAAGTTTCGGTATACCTAATGCTCCATTAAGCACCACCTTAACAGGTTTTGTTAGCACCGCTAACGGAAGTGCCTCGGTAACTGGTGCTGGTACGTTGTTTAATACTGAAATCTCAGTGGGTGATATTGTTAAGATTTGGAATCCTAATAATCCAAGCATCTATCAAATCTCCCGTGTCAATACAGTAACCAATGATACCTCAATCACGTTAAATGAAAAAATAGCAAACACCAGCATTGGTCAGCCAGGATTCCAAATCGATAAGGTCAACAATCCAAAACAAGCATTCACTAATCCCGTGAATTATAATGTAGTGAGATATTATAATACTAGTGGCCAGCCTATCGACACCTTTGATACTATGCAAGTTAAGGTAGTTATGTTATCCAGCAACGGAAACGTTATTCCAAGACTTGCGAGCTTAAGTGCTGTCGGGTTGAGTTCGTAATATGAAACAGGCTCCTAAGTTAATTCAGACTACAACTCCTGGTTACTTCAGAAACACGGAAACTGGAGCAATTCTAAATCAGAATGTATCTGAATTAAATCAGTATATGATGGAAAGAACTAGATTGAGCCAGACCGATGAAATAAATAAGAAGGTGGAAGAATTAACAGATGCGGTTTCTGAGATCAAAGAAATCCTAAAGATGTTGGTAGAGAGAAAAAATGGCAATTAGTACAGCAAACGTCAACACTACTACTGACACGTTCAACGATTGGGTTAATAAGACCAATAACGTTGCCACAATCATTTCAAATAACTGCATAACAGCCAATGGTTCATTGAGTCTTACCACTGGTAACTCTTACCTAAATGGTTTCTTCTCAGCTAATACTCTTATCGCTCAAGACGCTATTCGTGGTGGCAATAATACTACAGCTAATGTTCTTAATATCAGCACTGGATTCGTTACCAGTAAAACGACTTATATCTCCAACACAGTAAACTTTACTGATAACGTAGCTGTGCAGGTTGTTGATAGTTTTGCAGTAACTACAGCAAGAAGTGTAAAATATCTATTACAGGTTAATGCTACTGCTATTGGATTTCAGTCTACTGAAATTATGCTATTACACAATGACACGGATGCATTCTTAACAGAATATGCCACACTAACAAGCAACACTTCTCAGGGTAATATGGCTGTGTTTACAGTAAATGTAGCATCTGGTAATGTTAATCTATTGATCTCACCTACAACAAATTCTACAACTACCTCAACTGTGAATTTTCAAAGAACTACAATAGCAGTATAGGAAGTATTATGGCAGCGAAAGCAAACATTGTAGTTGATCAGGGTACTACCTTCACCACAGCATTAAACTTGACTGACGATAATGATCAGGCAATCGATTTAACTGGATACACTGTACAAGCTCAAATTCGTAAATGGTATACTTCATCTAACTCTGTTAGTTTCGCAGTTAGTGTTCCTACACCAACAAATGGTGTGATCAATTTATCTTTAACAGCAAATGTATCACTAGCTATGGATTATGGCAGATACGTGTATGACGTAATAAGTATTACTGGTTCTGGTACAGTAACTAGAATCGTGGAAGGTATTCTTACAGTAACTCCAGAAGTAACAACGGTAACGTATCCCTAATGGCTATTAATGTTACAGTAACCACTCCTAAGTTTAAGGCTGTAAAGTTCAGCACTAATACCAGCCCAATCATTCTCCGTAGTGGATTGGTTGGCAATAGTGGTGCTACTGCTTTATCACAACTTACTGATGTCAACCTAGCAAATACTGCTAATGGTAATGTGTTAGTTTATAACAATACTAACAGTACCTTTGTGCTTGGAGGTATTGACGGCGGAGAATTTTAATCACGAGTAAAGTGATAGTCGCCATCTACATCCAATGCACTACTACCACAGAACATTCCAGCAGTACTAAATCCTAATCCCTTCATGTATTCAATAACTTCTTCTGACTTTGGAGCACCGAAGTTATAATCAACATGCTGTAGTTCTAGGATGACATGGTTGCAGTTCTTAAGAACATTGGCAGCACCCTTTAGTACATCTAACTCTGCTCCCTGAATATCCATCTTAATAAGATCCGGCATGGGGAAATTGTTTTCCTTTACCACAGTATCAAGTGTCATAGAGATCTTACGAACCTTTTTCTCTTCAGGGAATAGCTCATCCGCGCGAGGACTTAAAACAATATTTTCTTTATACACTGAGTTACCACCAGGATGCTCAGTATTCTCATAGAAAGAAATTACCTTCTCATCTTCTGATGATAGTAAGCCACAGTTATGAAGATAATTGCCTTCTTCATAAAGGAACTTAGTAGCATCCATAGCTTCAAACAAAACATACTGTGAGTTTGGCCAAACAGTTTTAGCTTCATTAGTCCAGTGTAGAACACACGCACCAATATCATAAATCACTTTAGGTTCAAGACCATCATTCTTCATGCTAGCAAGATACTGTGTGTGTATCTGAGGAAGTAAACGCATAGCACCTAGTTCTCTGAGTCTCTTCTTCTCAGGATTTTCAACAACAGGTGGTGCTTCATCTACAATGGTGAATACTTTATGGCCATGATGCCCACATACAATAGAAGTATCAGCCCACATAGTAAATCCCTTGCGAGTAGCTTTACGGCAGAAGTCTAGATCTTCACTAAAGGTATCCTTGTGATCAAGAGCATCATAATAAACAAACTGCGGATAACCTACAGTAGCAAACACTTCCTTCTTAATAAGAACACAGCCAAGACCAAAACCACCAACTTGAACAAGACCTCTACCCTTTAGATGTGACCAAGGAATACGAGCAAGGTTCATATCATATACTTCGATTGCCTGTGGTTCTAGACGCTGGCGATAGAGACCTGACACTGCTGGCTTATCATGTGCTAACAACTTCATAATAGTATCAGGAGCAAATGATACATCATGGTCAACGGCAAATAGATAATCAAAACCCTTTACAGTCCAGTCAGCAATTAGGTTGCGGACTTGGTCAACGTTATAACCATAGAAGAATTGAAAGTCTGCCTTATATCCTGCAGGGATAATCTGGTCATAGATTGACTTGAATGTTTGAGGATGAATATCGTTAGCTGTAGGAATGCCGATTAGAATTCTTTTCAAGGTGTTTTCTCCATAACCATGTTAGCGTTTTTCGTTTGTTCTCTAGCATTTACTTTATAGTCATTCAGCGGGTTTATATCATTATAGTTATACACGATATCTGGAACGCATATAACATTACCCGGATCAGCCTGTTCAATTAAATTATAGAATACAGAAGTATCTCCGCCAGCCTTTAGCCAATTACCCTCTGCATCTTTAAATACGCTGTCATTAATATTATTCAGTAACCGAGCATCAAACGTTCTTAAGTGCGTGTAAGGCATATTCCAATTGAATTTGTATTTACGATATTCTTTATTTTTCTTAATTTCTGGTGGATAGGGCTGAGCAATAAGCGGGATTTTATCCACTAATGAATAGCAGCTACCATAGGTAAACTCTGCGCCACCATCCTTGTAGATGTTATTGTATTTGTGAAATATGTTTGGATCATTCACTAGCCAATCGTCACCATCTAGGAGCATTACAATAGAAGCAATCTTTACCTTCGATCTAATAGTATTTATTTGATTGTAAACAGCTCCCATATTTGTTTCATTGTTTATGACATTAAACTTACCACGAATGTTTTCAGGCAGAGAAGCTAGAGTCTTGTTGATTACATCTAGGGTATTGTCAGTAGACTTATCATTGATAATATGCATATTGTAATTGTTATAGTCCTGTTGCGCGACTGAAAGGATACAGTTTTTAATATACGCCGCAGAGTTATAAACAGGAGTTATAACCTGTATGTTTTTTTCAGGGTTTCTAGGATCCTGTGCTTCATCAGAGTTATAGAACCGGCGACCGAATACCTTACGCACTCTATGATTAATATGAGTTACCTTGCGGTAATCATCCAAAGGTAGGAATAGATTAAGCATCTTATAGAAGTGTTGTTTCCACTGCAAGGCAACTGTATCCCAGCCACAAATATCCTTTATTTGATTACAGGCATACATCTTCTGCTGATGTAGGTATCTGTCATTATAGGCTCTGACAACCATATCAGTAAACACGTCAACCTGATAATCGGTATTGATAAAGCGGAATAGATTATTAGGCTCAATGGCATGAGGGATTTTATAACAAGCAACATCGATAGCTGTTTCTTCCAAAGCACCAAAGCGGCAGGTTAGTAGAGGGGTATTATGAGCTAGAGCTTCAATACAAGAGATACCAGAAGTCTCAGGGAATGCTGCGGGATAAATCATAAATGAGGCATCAGCCATAATCTCAGCAATTTCACTCTGCTTAATAATGCCTGTGAAGTTTACATCTAGCTGAGTATTAAGTTTCTCAAGTTCGTGGAACTTCCTCTCTTGTTCATCAGGACCATGGTCATCGCGAAATTTGTAATACCCACCAATGATCTTAAGCTTTGCCTTTGGTAGTCTGTCTTTAACCTTTGGCCAAATTTTCTCAACGAGAGGGACCATACCTTTGCTTACTGAAGAATTATATACGAATAGATCCGGATCCTTCTTAGTGATATCTACCCAGTCAATATAGCGAATGATACCATTGCGTGTTTGGAAGATATAATTCTTCATGACTTCAAACATACGCTTATTACCATGGTCACAGTTACCAACGTAAGATGTATGGAAATCAGATAGAGTGAATACTTCTGTTATTCTACCATCGAGTAGGAAAGGTTCAATGAACTGGTCGCCATCACAGAAAGTATCATGCATCCAGAGCACTTTATGTTTTGCGGATTTCATAAAGTTTTCAAAGTTTGGTAGACGACCGAAAGACTTAAAGTTCTGGCCAATATTAGCAGGAGCAAATGCAGCTACAGAGCGAGAGGCTATAACAATATCATATCCTGATTCTTTTTCGATATCGGATAGTGGACGATACATGACATTATCATAAACTCCAGGTTTGCCCCCATCGTGGATACAGTCATTGAATACTGTAACATCAAAACCTATTTTGGAGAGTTCCCGAGACATCAGGATAACGGCAGATTCAGAACCTCCAAGACCTCTCTTAGAGAGAGTACTGCCATCATAGCAAAGACCAAGGGTATCAATTATCGCCAGTCTCATATCGGTTTCCTATAATATAAATAATAAGTATTATACAATGAGTATACTGTATTGGTGATTAAAAGTCAAGTTATATAACTTGATTATTTATATCGATATATATCGGATAGGAATGCCATATGGCTAGTAACACGGTCGTTCAAGTAAAACGCACGGCGATTTCAGGTCGCCCAGCGAATACGACAACGATCCCCAATCCCGGCGAATTAGCACTCAATATGACCGATGGAATCTTGTATTCCACGAACGGTTCAATCATATTCGAAATTGGTGCAAATAATACTAACGTCCGAGTTTCTAATACATTAACTGTTAAAGCGATATCCGCGAACAGTTCTGTAGGTGTAGAAGGTGAAGTTCTAACGAGCAATGGCTCCGGTGTTTATTGGCGCACCGTAACTGGTTATGCAGGTTCTAGAGGTTATACGGGGTCTCAGGGTTATACTGGTTCAGTAGGTTATGTTGGTTCTAAAGGTGATATCGGCTTTACAGGTTCACAGGGTTATAGTGGTTCTCAGGGTTATACTGGTTCAGTAGGTTATGTTGGTTCTAAAGGTGATATCGGTTATGTTGGTTCACAAGGCTATACTGGTTCTTTCGGTTATAGTGGTTCTCAGGGTTATACTGGTTCAGTAGGTTATGTTGGTTCCAAGGGTGATATCGGCTTTACAGGTTCACAAGGCTATACTGGTTCTTTCGGTTATACTGGTTCTCAGGGTTATACTGGTTCACAGGGTTATACTGGTTCTAAAGGTGATATTGGTTATGTTGGTTCACAAGGTTATGTTGGTTCTTTCGGTTATAGTGGTTCACAGGGTTATACTGGTTCAGTAGGTTATGTTGGTTCTAAAGGTGATATCGGTTATGTTGGTTCACAAGGTTATGTTGGTTCTGCTAGTACTGTAGTTGGTTACTCAGGTTCACTTGGTTACACAGGCTCACAGGGCTACTCTGGCTCATCCGGTTATACTGGATCATTAGGATATACTGGTTCTAAAGGTACAACATATATTGGAAATACTGCTCCCGCTGGTGCAATCGCCGGTGATACATGGTGGAACAATTATGATGGTGTCCGTTATGTTTACTACACTGATGCAGACACCACTCAATGGGTTCAGGAATCCGCAGTTGGTCCTATGGGATATACTGGTTCAGCAGGAACCTCTGGCAGTAATGGTTACACAGGATCTGCTGGCGTAGGCTATACTGGTTCAGCCAGTACTGCTGCTGGTTATGCTGGATCACAAGGCGCTATAGGTTACACAGGATCCCTTGGTTACACTGGATCACAGGGATATACTGGTTCAGTAGGAAATGGTGGCTCGCAAGGTTATAGCGGTTCTCAAGGTTATACTGGATCGCAAGGTTACACTGGATCATTAGGATATTCTGGATCTAAAGGTGACACTGGTTCATTAGGTTATACTGGATCGCAAGGTTACACTGGATCATTAGGTTATGCAGGATCTCAAGGTTACACTGGTTCAGTAGGTTATACAGGATCTGCTGGGTATACAGGTAGCCAAGGTGTTATTGGTTATACCGGTTCTCAAGGTTACACAGGTAGCCAAGGTGTTATTGGTTATACTGGTTCAGTTGCTTCTGGTCCTGCGTTTAGTGCATATCCCTCCGGTGCACAAACTATAACATCTGGCAGTTTACAAAAGATGCTATTTCAGACTGAAGAGTATGACACTAATAACAATTTTGCCAGCTCAAGATTTACTCCAACAGTAGCTGGTTATTATCAATTTAATGCTACAGTTAGAATTGATGGTGCGACAGGCACTGGCGAATGTATGATTGTTCTTTTTAAAAATAACGCAGAATACAAACGTGGTTGGAATTCCCTGGGTGTACAATTTGCTTCTAATTTCTGGTCTATGAGTGTTAGTGCTCAAGCTTATGCTAACGGATCGTCTGATTACTTTGAAATTTATATCCAGCAAGGAAACGGATCATCGTTAGACACTACCAACTTTGCAAATATCACTTACTTCCAAGGATGCATGATTAGAGCAGCATAATGGTAATTTTGACAATCAATTATAATAAATAAAGTAGAACCTTTAATAATAAGAGAGAACCGAAATGGCAAATCTAGACTTTCCTGGCTCACCAACTGATGGACAAACATATTCAGCTGCGGGTAAAACCTGGACATATAATGCCGCATATGGTGTATGGAACGTAACATCTTCGGGTGTTGTGGGTTACACTGGTTCACAGGGCTACACTGGTTCTGTAGGTTATGTGGGTTCTCAGGGTTATACAGGTTCTCAGGGCGATATCGGCTATACTGGTTCTAAAGGCGATATCGGCTATACTGGTTCTAAAGGCGATATTGGTTATACAGGTTCTCAGGGTGTTCAGGGTGACATCGGCTATACTGGTTCAAAGGGTGATATCGGCTATACTGGTTCAAAGGGTGATATCGGCTATACTGGTTCTCAAGGTTATACTGGTTCAGGTTACACTGGTTCACAAGGTTACACTGGTTCGCAAGGTTACACTGGTTCAACAGGTTATGTCGGCTCACAGGGTGATATTGGTTACACTGGTTCATCTGGTTATGCTGGCTCACAGGGTGATATTGGTTACTCCGGTTCACAGGGTTACACAGGCTCTAAGGGCGATATTGGTTACACTGGTTCGTTCGGTACAACGGGTTATGTCGGTTCGCAAGGTTACTCAGGTTCAGTAGGTTATGTTGGTTCTCAGGGTTACAGTGGTTCGCAAGGTTACACTGGTTCTGCTGGTGCCGATGGCGACAAGTATTCTACTTCATCTACAACCAGCTTCACTCTTGGTGCCTCTGGT